GCCGACGTGGTTCAGGTTGGCATTGCTGATCGCCATCAGCACGGCGTCACCTTCCTGCATGTCGGCCGGATCGATCTGCTCAAACCCAGCTTCTTCCCATAGACCGGCGAACATCGGCGCCGCTTCGAAATCATCAGGCCGGTCCGGCCGCTGCCAGTCCGGCAGGGCGGTGCCCTGCTCGGCGTACCAGTCGCGCACCAGCGACCAGCAGTCCTGCACGCCCCAGACCCATTCGCGGCCGATCAGCGGGGCCTTGTAGCCGGACGGCTCCAGCTCGGACCAGGCTTGCGTCTTGGGGTTGACGATCAGCCACGGCAGGCCCGACGCCTCGCACGCCGCCAGATCAGCAGGGGATGGCTCTGGTGGGGTGATCGGATGGCTGTGGATCACGGCCAGCACCTCGCCCTGGTCTTCGGCCGTGCGGTAGTCGTCGGGGTCGATGGTGAACAGATCGCCGGGATCTTCGGCGATGTTCCGGCACGGCACGTAGGTCTGTTTGCCGCTGATGACCACCACCAGGCCACACGCCTCGCGGGGGTCATCCTGCTGGGCATGGGCCAGCGCTTGCGCCTTGGCGGTGTCGTCAATCATGAGAAGTAAGAACCAGCTCCAGGGAAGCCGCCAAAGGGCAGCTGGGCACCGCTGCCGAAGTGGTTACGGCAGTCGGCCAGGCTCTTGGCGCAGCTGGGCAGGGCGCCGGTGTAGCTGCACTCCGCCGAGCGGTAGACCCACGGGCAGATCGTGGCGATCACCTGCCGCTTGGGGGCGCGCACGCCGGCCAGGTCGAATGCCGCGGCGAGCTCAAACTCCACCATCTCGGTAGATTCGCTCTTGCGCCGGTCAATGTAGTAGACCTCCCGGGGATACTCGGCGGTGGGGTCTGGCGTGCCCAGCGGGTTGACGTTGCCCGGGAAGTTGACGGCATCCAGGTAGCGGGCATGGGTGCGGATGCGTGTCACCTTGGCGCCCTCCAGGCCCGCCGGCAGGCCCAGCAGCAGCGCTGAGATCGTGCTCATCACGTTGGCCACCTTCAGCGATGGCCGGGGTAGCTGGTCGTTGCCGGAGTAGCTGAACCCATCGGCGACAATCGGGAAGGCCAGGTAGCTGTTGCCGGACCACACGATGTCGCCGGTGCCATTGGCATTGATGCCGGCATGGAAGCGGTACAGGGTGCTGGCGCCATGGATGGCGGTGATCAGCTGCAGCTCAAACAGCTCGATCAGCGCCGAGGGGGCCGGTAGCTGAGCCTCGGAGAACGGGACGGCCATCAGTACTCAAAGACCTGCCGGAACTTGGCGCGAATCTGGTTGTTGTTGCAGTTGGTGGGGTCAATGCTCCACTCGTCGCAGACCCACTTCCTGCCGGTCTGGTTCCAGGGTGTCGTCCAGTCGAACGCTTCGGCGCCGGCGCGGGCCTCGAGGAAGGTGCGGATCTGATCGCGCTCGGTGTCGTCGCGGTTGTTGAACTGCAGATCCCAGGTCTTGGCGTCTGAGTTCAGGCCCATCCTGATGCGCTGCTCTGCGCCATCGCCAAGCGCGGTCTTGATGACCCGCGGCTGGCTGGACTCTGCCGAGCCGAAGGATGGGGTCCAGGTGAAGGTGGCCATGATCAGGCAGCGAGGAGTCCGCCAGGGCGGCGGTGGTGAATCAGGCGGTCATCAACCACCCGGGCCAGGTCGCGGGCCAGGGCGGCGCCGGTGCCGGCATTGCCTTCGGCCTTCGTGCCGGAGGCGTCCACGTTGATGGTGATGGCGTTGCCGCCAGCGGCGCCAGCGGCTGCGACGCGGGGCGTGCCTCTGGTGTGATCGATCACAGTCTCCCGGGGGTGCAGCATCGCCATGAAGCCGCCTTGGCCGTCGAGGCCGCCGGAGCGTGCGCCATCGCCGGTGTAGCCGCCACCGGCATAACTGCCCAGCGATCGGGGCGACGCGAAGCCATAGCCCCCTTGGGAGGGGGTGAGGATGCCGCCGATCGCCTGCATGATCGTCCCGAGCACCACCTGCCGGATGATCATGCGACTGGTCTCTTGCAAGACCGATGCAGCGAATGCCTTGAAGTTGGTGGTGCCGGTGGTGGCGAGTTCGGTGAGGCTGTCCTCAAGGCCGCCAATGGATTTGGTGGTGAGTTGGCCCACGGCGTCGCGCATGTTGCCAATCTCATCGACATAGCCCTGCAGTCCCTGCTTGAAGCCCGCCCCGGCGCTGCTGCGGCTGGTGAACTCCTCCAGCCGTGCCATTGATTCGGCCAGTGCATCCGCCCCCTCGCGCTCTGCGGCGATCCGCTGGGTAGTGATGTCCTTGAGCTTTTCCTGGTAGCCGATCTCGGCCAGGCGAATGTCAGCGACTTGAGCTGCCACCAAGGCCTCCCGCTCCAGGTCGCTGCGAGCGCCCTGCAGCTTGTCGGCATAGTCGCCCATGCGGCGTGCCCGTTCCTGGTCATACTCAGCGCTGAGCCTTTGGAGCGGGGTGGTCGCCTCAGCAACACGCAGGGCCGCTTCGTTGGTGGTCAACAGATCGCGTGCGGCGGTGAGCTGCTTTGCGGTTTGTGTGGCCGCCTCTTTCTCCTTCTGCTTGCGCTCTTCCTCGTCCTTTTTTGCCTTCGCTTCGGCGTCGGCTATTGAGTCTCTCCAGGCCATCTGGCCGTCAATCCCGCCACCGCGCTGCAGCTGCGATTTACCGACCTGGCCCGTGCTGATGCCTGCAAGATGGCCCAGCTCAAACACGCCGCCAGGGCCGCTAACCCTCATGCCGCGGCCTAGTGCCCCCAGCACCCCCATGTCGGTCCCGGTCCAGCCGGGGCGCAACTTGAACGGCGTTCCCTGCGGGGTGCCGTAGTCGTTGCCCCGGTAGCCGTCGTGGTAACCAGGGCGGCGGCGCTCGCCATAGATGGGATCTAAAGCGGTCCGGCCGCCTGGAAGCTCAAGGGCGGCGGCAACCATCTGGTTGACCCCGGCGCCAGATACTCGCTGAGCGTGAAGATGCGGGCCGGATGACCGGCCACGGCTTGGCCCAGATTGGCCGCCGCCCGTAAAGCCGCCAGTGATGATGGTGATCTTTGTTTCACCACCACCACCACCACCGCCAGCCGCCCGGGTGCCACTGGTCAAAGGCGGCACCACCAACGGGGCGACCCTGCCACCGGTCCCAGTCGGAGATCGGAACTCCGGCTGCTGCTGGAGGAGCTTCAGGAACTTGCCCTGATCCATCATTCCCAGGAAGCCAGCGGACTGGCCCTGCAGCGCCTTGCGCCGCTGCTCGCCGATCAGCTTGTCCACGCCGGCCGTGCCAAACGGCAGCTGCCCTGCGTTCACCTGGGCGATGGTGTCGGCGTTCTGCGGGCCCAGTAGCGCCGCACGCATCGCCCGGTTGATTGTGTCCACCGTGTTGGTGGCGATCAGCAGGATGCGGCTCAGCGCGGGCTCAAGCACCCCGCCAATCGTCTGCGAAAGGCTCGTCACCGTGTCGCGCAGCGTGCTCAGCCGCCCATTCAGCGTGTCGCTCTGAGCGATGGCGCCATTGGCGTACTTGCCGCCCTTGTCGGTCAATCGAACAATGGCCTGCTCAAACGCTTCCGAGCTGACCCGGCCATCGGAAAGGGCCTTCTGCAGCTCCTGGCCGCTGAGGTTGTACATCCTCTGCAGCTCGCCCTGAATGCCAACGCCACGCTCCTGGAACTGCAGCAGCTCTTCGGTCTGCAGGCGGCCCTTTGAGACCACCTGCCCGTAGGCAGTGGCCAGCTCGCCCAGGTTGGAGCCGGTGGCGCCAGCGACGTCGCCGAGGCGCTTGGTCACCTCCACCACCCGCTGGCCGGCGATGCCAAAGGCACCAAGCCGCTTGGCAGTCTCAATCAGCTCGGTGGACTCAAACGGCGTGACCGATCCGTAGGCCTGCAGCTCCTTGACGATCTGGCTGGCCTTGGCAGCGCTGCCCAGTAGCACCTCGAGCGAGCGAGTCTGGGTCTGAAGCGTTGCCGTGTCGCCAAAAATCTTGCCCAGGATCGTGGCACCACCAGCCAGGCCCAGCACACCACCCAGCGAGACCTGAAGGCCACGCATCGCCACACTCGCCCCAGCCGCCGTGCGCTCGACACCCTGCAGGCCACGATTCAGCGCGACGATCTGATTCGCGCCTTGAACGTCGGTCTTGATTCTCAGCAGCGCGTCGAGGTTCGCCATCAGGCCGCGAGCTCCGCCAGCTTGGCCAGTGCCGCGTCTTCCATCACCTGAACGTCCTCCAGCACTTCGGTTGGGTTGGGCTCTTGCTCCAGGCTAAGAACAGCCAGCACGACGCCATAATCCAGGCCGATCCGCTGGCCATCGCTGACGCGCCATTGGGTGCAGCACTTCAGGAACATTCGGATTCCCTTCTCTGCGTCTGGGTGGATATCGAAGATCTGCACCTCAGGCTCGGGCACGATCACCCCCAGCGCTGCCGCTTCCGCTGGGTCTGGGCCTTCCTGCCGGCCGCCGGTCACCCATAACTCGGCGGCCTCAATCAGTTTTTTCGCTTGCCCTTCGCCAGCGATTCAAGCCAGGCCGCCACGATGGCCGACGCCACCAGGGGGACATTCAGGATCCGCTGGCGGCTGGCCTCAGAGAACGGCACCTCGGCGCCGGACTCGTCGAGGATGCCGGCCCAGCCGGTCAGCACCTGGTCGAGCAGTTCCAGATCAGAGATGGCGCCACCTTCGATCTTCTCGCCGATCTCGCGAAGGCGATCCTGCGGAAGCCGCTTGAACTCGGCATCAAACGTTTCCTTGTCGAACTTGCCGCCGTCAACCGGGAACTCAACGACGACGGGCCAGCGGTAGCTGGGGGATTGGCTGCGGAGCTGGAGGGGCATGGGTGGCGGTGTGGTGGTTCAGGCTTGGAAG